CGGACAAATGGCGGACATTTGTCCGACATTCGTCCACCAGAGATAGAGATAAAGAAAGAGATAGATATAGAGATAGAAAAAGAGAGAGAGTTAGAAACGGGACACCCCGCCGCCTATGGCAGATACAGCAATGTATTTCTTTCAGACAAAGAGCTTGCGGAGCTGAAAAGGGAACTTCCCGGCAAATGGGAGTATTACATTGACCGCCTGTCCTGCCATATCGCTTCCAGCGGGAAGAAATACAGGAGCCATGCAGCCACGATTTACAAATGGTCGCAGGAGGACGCAGCAAAGGGAGCCTTAAAAAAGGGCATACCCGATTACACTTGCAAGGAGGGCGAGAGCTTATGATGAATGGATTTGACGATATGATTTTGAATATGACCGATACCATGCCGGAGCCGGAGGACTACACCGGGGAGGACGGGCTTTTATACTGCGGGAAGTGCCGCAAGCCGAAAGAAGCCTATTTCCCGAAGGAATCCGTTGCATGGTTAGGGCGTGACCGCCACCCGGCAGAGTGCGACTGCCAGCGGGCAGAGCGGGAAAAGCGGGAAGCCGCCGAGAAGCAGCGCACCCACCTTGAAGCTGTCGAGCATTTGAAGCAGCGGGGCTTTACCAATCCGGCTATGCGGGAATGGACGTTTGATAACGACAACGGGAAATGCCCGCAGATGAAGCACGCCCGTTCTTATGTGGAATGTTGGGAGCAGATGAAAGCGGAAAATATCGGCTTGCTGTTGTGGGGCAAAGTCGGCACAGGCAAGAGTTATTTCGCCGGGTGTATTGCTAATGCGCTCATGGAGCAGGAAGTCGCTGTCTGCATGACAAACTTTGCCCTTATCCTCAATGACCTTGCAGCCAGCTTTGAGGGCAGGAACGAATACATTTCCCGGCTATGCAGCTTCCCGCTGCTCATTCTTGATGATTTTGGAATGGAACGGGGGACGGAATACGGCTTAGAGCAGGTCTACAACGTGATTGACAGCCGTTACCGCAGCAAAAAGCCGCTGATCGTCACGACCAACCTTACGCTGGAGGAATTGCAGAACCCGGAGGACACCGCCCACGCCCGGATTTATGACCGCTTGATTGAAATGTGTTCCCCCGTCCGTTTTACCGGGGAGAATTTCAGAAAAGCCACGGCGCAGGAGAAAATGGAACGCCTGAAAACGCTGATGAACGGAAAGGAGAGCTGCCTATGACCAACACCCCAAAGCATGACCGAACCACCCGCCGCCCGGACTGCGTGACGGAAATCCGCATGGGTAACTCTGTCCTTGTCGTTTCCGGCTATTTCAAGGAGAACACCACTGCCACCGCCGCCGACAAGATGATGAAAGTGCTGGAAGCCGAAGCTGCTACACAAAAATCGGCAATTTGACGGGACGTAAAGAAGCAAAAAGCCCTATACAGACAGCCGCCCCATGTGGTATGATAACCATACGGAATAGTGGGGCTGGCTGTCGGAAATGGAGGACACTATGTTAAGACAGACCACCCGAAACCTTATTACCGCCCTTTATCCGAGATTATCCCACGAGGACGAGCTGCAAGGTGAGAGCAATTCTATTTCAAACCAGAAGCGTATTCTTGAAACCTATGCGAAGCAGAACGGCTTTTCCAACCTGCAATGGTACACAGACGACGGTTATTCTGGGGCGAACTTCCAAAGGCCGGGTTTTCAAGCCATGCTTGCGGACATTGAAGCCGGGAAAGTCGGCACCGTCATTGTCAAGGATATGTCACGGTTAGGGCGAAACTACCTGCAAGTGGGAATGTATACCGAAATGATTTTCCCACAGAAAGGCGTCCGCTTTATCGCTATCAACGACGGAGTGGACAGCGCACAGGGCGACAATGATTTTGCCCCGCTGCGGAACATTTTCAACGAATGGCTGGTGAGAGATACGAGCAAGAAAATCAAAGCTGTAAAACGGTCAAAAGGCATGAGCGGCAAGCCTGTTACGAGCAAACCCGTGTACGGCTACCTCATGGACGAGGACGAAAATTTCATCATTGACGGGGAAGCTACCCCGGTAGTCAAGCAGATATACAGCTTGTGCCTTGCCGGGAACGGGCCGACCAAGATTGCCCGTATGCTCACGGAGCAGGAAATCCCCACGCCGGGAACATTGGAATACCGCAGGACGGGAAGCACCCGCCGCTATCACCCAGGCTATGAGTGCAAGTGGGCGACCAACACCGTGGTACATATCCTTGAAAACAGGGAGTACACGGGCTGTCTGGTAAACTTCAAGACGGAAAAACCGTCCTACAAGACCAAACACAGCGTAGAAAATCCCATTGAAAAACAGGCGATTTTCGAGAACCACCACGAGCCTATCATTGACACCCAGACATGGGAACGGGTACAGGAGTTACGCAAGCAGCGCAAACGCCCGAACCGCTATGATGAAGTGGGCTTGTTCTCCGGCATACTCTTTTGTGCCGACTGCGGAAGCGTCATGTACCAGCAGCGATACCAGACAGACACACGGAAGCAGGACTGCTATATCTGCGGCAGCTACAAGAAGCGTACAAGGGACTGCACAGCGCACTTTATCCGCACCGACCTGTTGACCGCTGGAGTGACGGACAACCTGCGGAAAGTAACCAGCTATGCGGCAAAACACGAAGCCCGGTTTATGAAGCTGTTAATTGAGCAGAACGAGGACGGGGGTAAGCGCAGGAACGCCGCAAAGAAAAAGGAGCTGGAAGCCGCCGAGAAGCGTATCGGGGAGTTATCCGCTATCTTCAAGCGTCTGTATGAGGACAGCGTGACCGGGCGCATTTCTGATGAACGGTTTGCGGAACTGTCAGCGGACTATGAAGCCGAGCAGAAAGAGCTGAAAGAAAGGGCTGCCGCTATCCGGGCGGAGCTTTCCAAGGCGCAGGAAGCCACGGTAAACGCTGAAAAGTTTATGAGCGTTGTCCGCAGGCATACCAGCTTTGAGGAACTTACCCCTACCCTGTTACGGGAGTTTGTGGAGAAAATCGTTATCCATGAAGCGGAACCGCTGGACGGGAAGCGACACGGGAAGCTCCGCAGACAGAACATTGATATTTACTACTCTTTCGTCGGCAAGGTAGACTTGCCCGAATGACCGCCCGACCTATCCGACACAAGCGATAAGTGCCGGATAGGAACGGCAAAATTTTTTACACTTCTATTACTTCTTTATCACATATCAGTAAAATCGCACGGTATCCATCAAACGGCGCCTCTCGCAGTCCTGTTCTATGACTACCGTCCGAACCGCCATCGCCCATGCCTGCTTCATCCTTTGCCGCCCTAATGGCATCCCGAATTGCCTTCACAATGGAATTTACAATACTGCTCTTGCCATCCTTGATACCCTCTGCAACGCCATCTGTCAACGCCTTGCCAACGTCATTGAAATCGTCTGCATAGCCCTTAGCCTGTTCCACAGCGTTCATGGCTAATTCTTCCATTTCATCAGAATAAAACTGCTGTGCCGCTTCATTCGCCAAGCGCCGCTTTTCCTCGAATTTCTCGACATATTCCTCAAATTTTCCGACCTCTAGGCTATCCAGCTTTTTGGTAAAATCCAGTGCATCATCAATGCTCATATCGGCAATCTCATCCAGCAGTCCGCCGGAAAGACCTTTCTCCTTCAGCTTTTCAATCTGTTCGTTATACTGCTGAATTTTCTTGATGCTTTCATCCAGATCTGTCAGCTTGAAAATTTCTTTTTCGCTGTTCTCGTCCTGCACTCTGGTAAACAGCTCGCCGTAATCAAACAGCTTGTCGCTCAGACTGGATTCCTTCTGCTCGATGGCAGAAAGCTCGGATTCATATTTCTGCTTAAATTCCTGCAAAGCCGTCAGGCGTTCCTGCAATTTCTGCTGTTCCGCCGTCCGCGCCGCTTCCAGCTGCTTTTTGTTCCAATCCTTTTCCAGTTTGGCAATTTCGTCCAGAATGGATTTTCTGTTTTTCGGCTCTGCTTTTTTTAGCTCCGCCTGCTTCTTTGCAAGGTTTTCCTTGTACTGCGCCAGTTCCTCTTTGGCCCGCTCGTCCTCTGCTTCCTTCTGGATTCTGGAAATTTCAGCATTTACCGCGTCAATCTCATCCGCAATCGCGGTTTTGATTTTCTCCGCCGTACTCTTTACTGTTTCCGCCGGAATGGTATCCATTTCCCCTGTAATGACAGCTTTGATTTTTCTGATTGCAGCTCTTGCCGCTTTAGCAACAACATTGTCCTTCTCGAATCTGATTGCGAGCCCCTGCATCACAAAACCGCAGATTTTTTCAGACCATTTCGAGGGGGAATGTGTATCAAAGCCATCCTTACCTGTAAACCAACTCTTGATTTTATCGACTACGCCTTTTACTTTACCTTTCAGCCAGCCGACCTTGTCATTGATGCCGTTCCACAACCCCATCAGGACGTTTTTGCCGATGCTGACAAAATCTGAAGCCTTATCGCTGAACCACGAAACCAGTTCACTCCATGCCGCCTTAATATCACTCACAGCATTTTTATAGTAAGCAATCCCACTCTGGAACACGCCGATGATTCTATTGATTGCGGCGTTCACCTTATTCCCGACTGCATCAAAAACGGCGTTGACCTTATTTCTGAATTCCTCGGAAGTATTATAGGCATGAATCAGCTTCAGCACCAATGCCGTAATAACCGCAATCACAATCGTTACAGGCCCACCAATAGCGGCAATCGCAATCTTGACCGTACCAAGAGCCGTAGCCACCGCAGGGGCAATCGTCATAATCGCTCCTATGGATTGTATCAGCGTGCCGATGATAATTATCACGGGGCCCAATGCTGCCAGAATCGCCATAACGGCAACAATAACCGTCTGCGTAGCAGGAGACAGATTACTGAACCGCTCTGTTAGGGATTTCACTGTTTCCGCAAGCTGTTCCAATAATGGCGCAATCGCCTCCAGTGCCGCCGAACCAAGCTCTATGCCTGCGTTCTTCACTGCATTCAAGCTTTCCTGTGCCTTTGCGCTTGGCGTACTGAGTGTTTCAAGGGCATCGGCTACATTCCCTGTGGAATCCTGCATATTCCCCAATTCATCATTGAAAGCACCTACACCGGACGAAAGAATAGACAATGCACCTGTACCGGCTTCACTGGAACTCCATAAGCCTGCCAGAGCCTCAGAATCACCGTTCACGCTGTCATTCAGAATACCGAGAACATCCCCAAGGCTCATGCCGTCATTCATAAGCTGTCCGAAGGATTTTCCCGTTTTGCTTTTCAGAATCTCGCCCACATCGGAACCGGAATCCCCCAATTCATTCAGCATGCTTTTCAGATATGTGCCTGCCTGCGCTGTGGCGACACCGTTTTTTGTCAACTGTGCATACGATGCGGCAAGGTTTTCAATATTTACCCCATAAGCAGATGCCAGAGGAATGACCTGCCCCATGCTCTGGGATAGCTCATTTACCGTTGTCTTACCATCATTCTGTGTCTGAATCAGAATATCAGATAACCTTCCGGCATCTGATGCCTCCAGACCGTACGCGTTAATAATAGTGGTTAATACGTCAACAGCATCCGCCGTTTCCAGAAAGCCTGCTTTGGCAAGACCAACCGATGTGCCGACAAAAGAAACAGCATCAGCAGTATCTACAGATGCCGAAATTGCCTGATAGGTTGCATCGGCAATCTCGCCTGCACCTCTGCCTGTCTCTGTAGATAATTGCAGCATATCATCTCTGAGTTTTTCGAGTGGTACGCTTTGCAAATCTGCAACCGTACCTACCTTCGCAACCGCATCCGTATAGTCACTTGCAAGCTTCACAGATGCCCCAAGAGCGGCAGCGGATGCGGCAGATGCAACACTTACTTTCTTCCCGACAGTTTCAATCTTGCCGCCAAGCTCCTGCACATCTTCCCCTGCCGCCGCAATCTGCTGTGCGGAAACGCTGCCGAAATTTTTCATTTCCTTTGTCAGATTTTTCAGACTGTTTTCCGTTGTGGAAATCTCCCGCACCAGACGGCGGTATTGCTCCTGATTGACCTCCGTACCGTTTGCCATGTCCTTATCGGCTTTTTCCTTCGCCGCCTTCAAGGATTCCAGCTTGCTTTTTGTTTCCGATACGGATTTTGTCAAAAGCTCCTGCTTCTGCCGCAGAAGGTCTGTGTTCTTCGGGTCATGCTTCAATGCCTTGTTGACCGCTGTCAGTTCCCTTTGCAAATCCTTTGAGGACTGGTTCAAATCCTTCAAGCCGCTTTTGAATTTTTTGGTATCCGAACCAATCTCAATGGTAATGCCCTTAATGTTCCCCATGCTCTGCCCCCTTTCCGAATTTTTCCCTCAATGCCCTTCTGTCCGGCTCGGTCTGCTCCAAAAGCCAGCACTCCTCCAGATATTCCCGACCACTTTCCGTCTGCTGTAAATTGAAAATAAACGCATCCCGCTGCAATCCCAGATAAACATCTATCGGCAAATGCTCGATTTCCAAAAAATTCAGATGTGCATAGTCCATCACTGTTTTTTCGGATAACGAAAATATGCTGTAATGCAAATCATCCTCGTCAGTCGGCATAGAGGGTATTTTTAGTTTGGGTCAGACACAACACCTTTTACAAATTCCAGATAATCTTTCAACAGTTCCACCGCGTCCTCGAAATCAAACATTGCCGAAATCTTCTGGAAGCTGTATTTTTTCTTTTTGTTCTGGTTGATGATGGCGGTCAGCAGCTCATAAACATCGTTGACGTTTTCCATATCCTGTGCCGCTACCATCTTGTCGAACATTTCCTTGTCTGGCATTGGCAGGATTGCCACAAAGCTGTCATGCAGCTTAACCATGTATTTTTTCTTTTTTCTCGTTGTAAAATCTAACATTCCTTTTCCACCTCACAAAAATGAGGGGCTGTTATGCCCCTCTCCTCACGCAATACTCGTGTCCGCTTCCTTATACAGAATCAGCGTGCCTTCATTGTCCTGTGGCTGCGCCTTAAATTCCGCATTGATGACAGTTTCTTTATCCTTCGCAAAGGACAGTTCGAACCCTGCCTCATTACTGCCGACGATGGTCACACGAATGTCCCCGTCTGTCTTATCCTCATGTACGAAATGCAGAACATATTTCTTGCCGTCATTATGGCTCAAACCGCCGATTTTGACCGTTCTGGTCTTTTTGGCTGTATCCTCTGTCACTCTGGCTGTGGGTGTCAGCTTTTTCAGCGTTTCGCCGTTCCATGTCATTACGCCGCTTTTCAGAATCGCTTCTTCATCCGTGATGATTTTCTTGGAAACGAAATTCAAATCGTCCTTCGCTTCGTAAAATGTCGGCTTGTAGGTCAGTGTCGCACCGCCCTGAATATAGCCCAACAGCTTAGCCTCCACCTCAATGGCTGCATCCTCAGGCAGTTCCCCTGTAAATTCATCCACATACAGCTTACCGCTGCCAAGTACAATTCTTTCCATTAGTTTTCCACCTTTCTTGTAATGTCAAATGCAAATGTTACCAGATACATTTTTTCCTTCTCGATGTAGATTTCCGTTGCATCGTAACGAATCCCAACAGAATCCAACGCCTTCTCAATCTTTTCTTGGTTGGCAAAATCCTTCCTTGCCGAATAAAGCTCCACAATGTAGCTGTCTTTTCGCAGAAAGTTTCTGCTATCCGAACCCCAAGCGGTTTCGCCGTCCTTCAGATAAACGATGTAAGGGAGTGTGGGATTTTGGTCTGCTTCGTAAAAATAGACCTCAAGCCCTATACTGCACAGCAGCTTATATAACTCACTTTGCCGCATCCTCTATCGCCTCCCTTACCTTTTTTTCATATTCCCGAATGACCTGTTCTTCTACCGGTTTAATGTGCGGGATTGCCTTTGTTCGCTTTCCATTTGCCATAACGTGACCGTGTTCCAGTAGGTGTGCCACGCGGTAGTGCTTTTTGTTATGGATGATGTATTTTGCATTTTCGCCGAAACTGCTATCTTCTCTTGTCACGCCCCAGCTTTTGGCGTATTTGCCCGTTCTTTTGGGGCTGGTCTGCCGCAGTTGTTTTGCACCCTTGTCCGCAACCGCCTTGCCGCTGGCATCCACGTTTTTCACGATTGCCGCTTCATATTCTGTCAGCATTTTTGCGATTTCATCTGCCATCCGTTCCACGCTCACGCTCATTGCAATCCACTCCTTGCCTCGCAGTATAACTCTGTGTGGTGGAAATCGTTTCGGAAACGATACACGCTGTATAATCTGCCCCTAAAACGCAGGACTTCTTCTTGTTCATATTCGCCGTATGGAATCCGCAGACACAGGGCAGGGCGTAACCCCGTTTCTCTGCACTTGAAAAATTCGCTTTGGTTGATTGGCAATTCCTCCGCAAACACTTCGCGTTCCTCGTAAAACGTCTGCTTCATGCCGATTTCATCCCTTATTGTTTTTTCTACCAACAACGTCACAACATCGTTATACATTGTACTCACCACACAAACTCAGCCCGTTTCTCATGCCCTTATAGGCCTTTTCGTAACGCTCGCCCTCGCCCATGAAATCATACTGCCATTTGAGGTACAGCTCAAACACCTTTTGAATTGCGGAATCCTCCTCGTTAATGACAGTAATGCCGACACGCATCATGTCTTTTTTACAGGCATCCACGTTGTACTGAATTTCCTCATCCAGCTTATCATGCGAAATGCGCAGTGCCGTTTTCAGTCTCGCTAAATCTGCCATTCCTTACGCCTCGCTTTCCATAATCTCCACAGTAAATTCCGCAGATCCTGCGGATGTTTTCACCGTAAAGGTTTCCACGCCGACAGGGAATTTTTCAAGATAAGCCTTTTTCAGCACAACCGCAGTGCCGCCGGAAACAGACCAGTTCGCCCCGCCTTCCTTCGGCACATCTGCGCCGTGATGCAGCAGGGCTGTAATGGTCTGACCGCTTTCGGCAGCCGTTACGGTAAGATCAGCATGGTTTGCGCTGTCTGTGCGCTTATCAAACGTGCCGCCGCTTACTGCGTTACTTTTTTTTTAAGAATCAGCACGCCGTTGGGGTCTGCCAACTTCCCGTCACAAACCAGAGTGACCTTCACCTTTTCCTGATTGTTGTCATTATCTCTCCAGCGGTCGGTGCGCATCTGCATATTTGTATTGATGATGTAATCATTCAGATTCACAAACACACCGAATACCTCGCCTTCGGATGCCGCCTCAAAGCTTTCCAGTACATCCTCCTCTGTGGTGATAACCTCCTTGCCGCCGAATCTGTAGGTTTCACCCTCGGCAATGCCATAGTTTACTCTTGCAATAGGCTGACCTGTGGAATCCACCATACCGTCAATCTGTGCATCAAAGGTACCCTGTGCAAATACGAACACGCCGTTTCTATAGGCTTTTTTCATCTTGGCGAATACCTTTTCCTTCCACGCCTTCCAGCTTGCCACATCCTCCGCCGTCATTTCAATGACATTACCTGCGGGCACTCTGCTATCCTTCGTAATACCAAGCATCTGACCGCTGCCTGTGCCGGCGATAATGCCCTTATCCAGTGCGGCAATGATAGCCTCTACCGCCAGAGGAACAAACATTTCGGTAAATTCTGCGAAATCAACCACATTTGCAATCAGGCTCTGTGCGATTTTGCATTCCAGACCGTAATAGCTGAAGGATACCTTTGTATTGGCGGTTACCTTCTGGTCTGTGGATGCAGAGCCGTCCGCAACCCAGCTTGCCGTAGGACACAGGGACAGGATAGGGATTTCCACGCCGCCCTGTACGTTTGTTTTTCTTACTCTCGCATACAGCTCGCCATGCGCTTTCAGCTCTCTGATAAATTCCTTCATCACGGTTGTGGGAATCACCGCTGTGGTCTCTGTTACCGTAGTTACAGCATTCTGCAGCTTGCCTACAATGGCATCCTTGTACTTGATGGGCAAAGCCTCACCGCGGCACACCAGATTCATAAAGGCATTTTTATATTCATCTGTATCGAATACATCCTTTCCCGCTGCGTTGCCTGCGGAACCGACCACGCCGTCCGGATGCGCTGTCCCTCTGCCCTGCATGGCGGCAAGGTTTGCCTGCGCCGTCGCAAAGGCTTCATACGCGTTATCCAGCTTCTCCACCTCTTCCATTCTTGCATTTGCACCCTCTACATCGCCGTTCTGCAGCAATTCCTCCGCCGCATTGTAAAGTGCTTCTCTCTGTGCTTTGTAATCCTCGTAATTCTTAAACTTCATCCTTCATTTCCCCTTTCAATCTGAGTAATTTTAATTTTGCAGTTACAGTTTTAACTTCTGCGTTTTCCTCTCCCCTTGCAGGAAGAAGATCCTTCAGCTTATGAATGGTCTGCGCAGGCAATACACCGATGCCGTTTGTCAGCGTCGGCGCAGATGCAAACATAACCTCATCCACAAAGCCATATTCCACCGCCTTCTGCGCATCCATCCACGTTTCCGCATCCATGATGCCAAGCAGCTCCTCCATGCTTTTGCCTGTCTTTTCCAGATATGCCGCCGCGACTGCTTTATTTGCTGTCTGCAAAATCTCCGCCTCCTGCTGCATATCGTGAAAATCCCCTGCGGCAGAGCCGGAAACATTATGCACCATAAACAACGCTGTCGGGCTGATTCTGGAATGTCCTGCCTGCGCTATCACAGAGGCGGCACTCGCAGCCAGACCCACAATATTGATTTCTACCGTGCCCGCGTATGCTTTCAAGGCGGTATAGATTTCACTGCCGGCAAACACATCCCCGCCGCCGGAGTTAATTTCCACAAGGAGCGGCTCCCCATTTGCCTCGCTGATGGCAGCATTGACATCCTTCGGACAGGTTGCATCCATGCCGAACCACTCATAAATCCACTTGTCCGCATTTCCGACAATCGTCCCCTTCACCTCGATTTTCCTCATTCTTCCTCACCTCCTTCCATAAAGCCTGTATCCTTGCGCCGCAGCAGCCTGTCTCCGCCGTCCACAGGTGCCATATTCAGCACCGCACGCACCTCGTTCGGTGTCATAATGCCCCTGTCAACATACTGCACCAGCTCCAGCTTTGTTCTCATGCTTGCAAAGGTCAGATTAGAGCACTCGAAAACAATCTTATTCCCGAAGGCACGCTCCCTTCTGGTAAACAAACGGCTGCTGTAGGCCGCACTCATCTGCGTAATCATCGGCTCAATGGCATTTTCGTAATACGCAATCCATTCGTCCTCGGTATAAAGAGAGCTGACGATTTTCTCGTTCGTATTGAAAAAATCATAGATACGCTTGATAATACGGTCTGTCTGTGCGGCGTTTGGCACATAGTCCTTCGGTTCAATCCGCTGCACATCCGCCTTACTGTCCACGCCCGCTGCGCCGAAGGTTTCACTCTCCACAGAAAGATAGGTATCCGCAAATTCCTGCACGTTTTTCCTTACGTCATCCGGTCGCATGGCATTTGTAAAGCGCAACAGCCAGCGAATCACACCACTGTTCTTGATAGCCTTCACAAAGCCCTGATCCATAATGCTGACACACTCCATCAGCTGAGAAAGTGCCTCCATCGGACTTTCCCCGAAAATATCATCCTCATTGAAATCATCACGCAGATGAATGATATCACTGTATGGGAAGGTGCTTTCCCTCCCGTTCAGAAATACGAACCGTAAAAACAATTCGTTGTCCTTGTAAAAAGCCTCCACCCCCGAACAGGGAATGGGATACAATTCTATCGGCTTTTCAAATTCATCCCGTACAATCAGAATAAAGGCGTTGTGGTTCAGTGCCAGCTGATTTGCCACCTTCTCCTGCAGCATCTGCCCGCTCATCAGCGGATTAGGCTCCTCCAGCAGAAAACGGATATAGGCATCCGGATTGGCCTCTACCCGCTCCCCCTCCTGCGTTCTCGTAGTACGGATATGCTTTGCAACCGCCTTACCGATGGCTTTTGTTTTCGGGCGGATACAGGCACGCACCACATCGGAATGGTATAGCCTGCCGTTCCACGCATAAAAGCCGTTCCCCCTCTCCTGCACCATCTTGAAAGTTTGCTTGCTCATTTTTTGCACAATTCTGTTCCATAAACCCATTTTCTCACCTCCTTAAATCAGACTTTCAAATTCATCTCTTTTATTGCAATACACCACATAGGCATCCAGAAGTGCCGCTGTGCCGTCAATGCGTCTTGTGCGCTCATCGCTCTTGACAGGCTGCACGTTGCCGTTGACATCCTTCTTTTCCTCGGTGTTAATCAGACACCATTTATCAATCGGATTGTTGTTGTAGACGATTTTCTTTTCCTGAAATTCCGCCTTTAAATCCTTCATCGGCTGGGATAATGTCAGAACCCCCTGCCGAACTTTAACCATGACGTTTCGCCCGAACTCCTGCTCAAATGCCGCCAGCAGCTCATCCGAGATATGCCAAGGGTCATAGCCGATATAAAGCGGATAAATATCTTCTCTGTCCCTTAATTCGCAGAACCAATCCAGAATTACCCGCTTATTCACGCGCCGACCTTCGCAGGTACGCATCAAGCCCTGCGACACCCATAAGCTGTACGGCACGCCGTCCCGTTCCCTTCGGTCTCCTCGTTCCTCCTGTTGGTCCAAAACCGCCTGTGGAATCCAGTACATCTGCTTAATGTAAAGCTTATCATCCCCACGCCGTTTGCAGATTGCCTTTGCGGCGTTTAGGTCAATGCTGTCCGCAGCATCAAAGCCGCCAATGCAATAGCGAAATGCGCCGCCCTCCGGCAACAGCTCCTCATTGTTTAAGTCCTCAAACGTCAGCCATGCAGACTGTGCCGTCTGTGGAATATTGAAATCCTTTACCAGAACCGTTGGCTTGAAGGATGGGTCATTCTTCGCCTTCTGCACCATTTCCTCCAGATATTCCTTTTTCTTGATGGTGCCAAGACCGGGGTTTGCCTTTATCCACATCTCCGGTTTGTCCCATTCGGAAGCATCGTCCAGCTCGTAGATAAACGGCAGAAAACGCGGTGCTTTTATTTTCCCGTCCAGCACCTTTTTTGCGTATTCATACTGCGCATCAAAGATGCCGCTGCGGACAAAGCCGTTTGTGGTAATACAAAAAAGCAATGGTTGTTCCCTTGCGCCCATTGCCTGTTTTATCAAGTCATATATATCTCTGTTTTTGATTGCCGCCAGTTCATCAATGATGGCTCCATGCACGTTCAAGCCGTCCAGACTGTTTGTGTTGCTTGCCAGTGCCTTAATAAACCCAAGATTGGAAGGCGCATATAAATCCGCAGCACGTTTGCGGATATGCTTCCGCAGGGTCGGGCTTTGCCGCACCATCTTGTAGCACGCATTAAACCCAAGCTTCGCTTGGTCCAGCATCGTTGCAACGTTGTAAATCTCCGGCGCACCCTCTCCGTCATTCAGCAGTAAATCCGTTTCCACGGCGGCACACTCGGTTGTTTTACCATTTTTCCTGCCTTCCACAATCATCACTTCGTTGTACTGTCTGAGGTTATTATCATCCACAAAACCAAAGATTGCCTGCAGCCTCGCCTTCTGGAATAGCTCAAGCTGTAACGGCTGCCCCAGTTTGCCTGTCGGCTGCTTGCAGAAACGCTCAATAAATGCGATATGCCACTTTGCAACCTCATAATCGAAATGAAATTCCCCTGGGCTTGCAAACTGATTCAAAAGCATTTCACTGACCCGCTTCATTTTGTCGCAGGCAAGAATCGTGCCGTCATAAAGCGCCGAAAAGTATTGTTCAAACTCCGTCACTTGACACCACGCTCCCGCTGGAACAAAACAAGCTCATCCGCCGCCGCTTCATCTGTTTCAGGCATCAGATCCAGAAGCTGCTTGATTACACTGGAATAATTTTTAATCGTCGCGGTGTAGATTTCAACCTCCGGAGCCTTCTTCGTCCCCCACTGGTTTTCACCGTTCTGGTACTCCGAAATATATCCCTTCTCCTCAATGTCCGTTTGCAGATGATCCAACTGCTCCGCCATAAAGGCAGCATTGTCTATCAGCTTTTCCACAATTTTCTTTTTATTTTCCGGAATTTCCTTGAAGATACGTTTCAATTTCCGCATTTCCGCCGCTTTGATTTTTCCTTTCTCCATTTTCTCACTTCCTCTCTTTTCCGCCCTTATACTATACCCCCCACGCGCACGCACGCCCGTTGAAACAGTAGTCCACTCCTCGGTCTCCGTACTGCCAAACCAAAAATAAAAATAGGGGGGGCTATTCCATTTTTCTTTTGTCTATCGGCTGTCCCTCCGCATCGAATCCACAGCAGCATCCCTTCCGTTGGACGAAGTGTCCTTCTTCCTCATCGTGGCAAAGCTTGCAGACATATTGCAGGTTGTCAAAGGACAGCGTGATGTTTGGGTCTGTGATATTGGTCGGCGTTAGCATTTGTTTGTGATGGACAATGTAGCCCACACGTTCTCCGCATATCTCACACATTCCGCCATCCACCATGATGCGACTGTCTATGTATGCTCGCCTGCACTTCTTCCACGCCGCCGAGTTGTAGAAGCCTTTTGCAAATTCCTTCATTGTCTTTCTCCTTTGCCGCAAATAAAAAATCCCGATAAGCATTGTAGCTATCAGGATTTCTTTTGATTTCTTTTCATATTTCTATTGACATTTACTCTTTTTCGTGTTATTATATAAACAGAAAGGAGGTAGTGCAAAATGAAAAAAGACAAAGACTTTAAGCTAAAAATTGTCGAACTTGTAATCCAAGCAGTTATTGCCCTAGCCGCTCTGATTACAGCCATCAAATCTTAGCAAGTTCGGGGAGTAAATCTCCCCTTACTTCTTAGATAAAGTCAATGTCTCATGTTTATTATAACCAACCGAAAGGAGAATGACAATGAAAAATAAAATTTCTGTTTTCTCACTCCTGTTTTTCTTTATCTATGCAATACACGCAGGCTGGACACCTATCGCAAAGCTCCTTGTGATTTTAAATTCCGTCCTTGTGCTTTTGCAAACTACTTTGCAATTCAAGGAGGTTATGCGCAATGTTAGAAGCTGAGTATATCTCTGTTACCCAATTTGCCCAGAAGTTCGGTAAGGATGTCGGCAATGTCCGCAAGCTGATTAAGGACGGTCGCATCCCTGCAATCAAAATCGGGAATCAGTGGGCAATCCCTGCCGATGCCGAACCTCCTGCCGATAAACGCGTAAAGTCCGGCGAATACCGTAATTGGAGAAAGAAAAAGGATTCTTCCGAAGAGGACCGCTGATGCGGTCTTTTTCTTTTTTTCTCCATGATACTACTATAACACAAAAGTACGTCCCTTTTGTTACCCTTTTTTCTTCGAGAGAAGATAAAAGAATTTTCTTCTTGCCTCGTAAAATTTTCTGCGTCCGACAGGTATACCTAAGTACTCCAAAGGCACACCGTCCGCTACGTTGCTGAGGATGTATGTATAAATCTCCGCATCCGCTTCAATCGCCGTCTGCTCAATCATCTCTAAGTCCCGCTGCAGCTCCGTTCTTCTGATTGCTGTGCTCGCGGTCTTATCCGAAAGCTTGCCGCTACCACCACCGCTGAGCGGAGGTGAACCGACTTCCGTAATCGACCGCAGGAGCGATTGCTTTTCTCTGTATTGACGGCAGAAATATTTTAATTCTCTGTAGCGGTTGCCGGAGATATTATATCCGTCAAGCTTTAAATCTCTGTCCTTCATGGCATCCCCTCATTCCCATAATCTTTATTTCTTCAATATTCTTTCCCACTTATTCTAAAACATCTGCAAACTCACCATAACTTTTAGCCCTCCTCGGTCAGTTTTTCTGTCATTATTCAGCGCGTAATTTTAACTCTTAATACCCCCTTTTTCTTTAGGTGGATTTTCATTTTTTGTTCAAAACCTTGAAAATCATTGATTTTTCGGGAAATATTCCCTATCAAAAAATGCCAAACCCATGCCAAACTGCCAATACCCGTTTTGGCACTCTAAAAACCGCAATTTTCCAAGAAAAACACAGGTCATTGGGATGTAAAAAAGAAAGAATCTGATCGCACTTTTCCTCTCTTTTTACTCTGGCAGCTACCGGTTTTTTTCGATAAAAAATGTACTCTCCCATGGTTTATTTACCTGTTTTCTTCTCTCATTCTTTTGTTTAAAATGGTCTGCCTGCTGCTGTAATTTCTCCGAAATTTACCATGACTTAATACCCTTCGCCTCGTTCACACTTAGCCCAATAATCCCTGCACTTTCCCTGCTGTCTGTTGCACGAAAATGTCCTTTCGGATGCTGTGGATACATGAATTCAAACATGGCATAGTTCGCCAAATCGCACCATTTTTTAAAGATTTTTCCCAATCAGCTTGGCTAAATCTTGGATAAAATTTACTTCTTGCTTGTTTAATTCCTTAGCAATTATCCAAGATGACCTCTATCATCTTTTATATTTAATTTCCTTTCCATCTTCCATCAATACCGTAATAGTATCTGGATAATTTGCAAAATATTGCTCGGCATGATATTTGCACTCTTTAATACTTTCTGGTTTAACATGATTCTTTTCGCACGCTTGACAATCGCTTTTTTCTTTGTATTGCGTATTGCAAATTTCACACTGGTACAATTTACATTCCTTCATTGTTTTCACTCCTCCTTCTCTCCAATGCCGCTTCCGCTTCCTCTCTTGTGAAATACAGGTTCTCATAGCCATACGGTTCCCATTCGTCAGCATACTTGACAGCCTTTACCGATACATCCTGCACCTTGTGCTCGCTGATATAAAAATAGTGGTTCGGTACGGTTTCTTCGAGGATTTCATACACCACATCCCCAACCTTGCGCGGCAGCACCAATAGCCGCCCCTCAACATCCGCTTTCACCATTCGCAGAATGTTTTTATAAAACACCCTCTGTTCCGGACAGAAGTCCATGCTTGCCAGCTTCTTCGCCATTTCCAGCATCCGTTCTTTTGAAATCTCGATATTCATTTATACCTCTCCTATCTTCATCTGTTCCGCCACAGGCGTTTCCCATTCCACACCGATATAGTCCAGCACATGCCCCCAGCCGATATCGTACATCCAGAATTTCCATTCCTTCTCGTTCCGCTCTCGCAAGAGGTCGAATCTATGCGGACGCTTTTCCATGTGTATCCCAAATCCACACATGCTGCAGCCTGTCCGCTGTGCCTTGGTGGTGTAGAGAGTGCCATCCTCTTTTCGTTCAATCGTGCCGTAAATCGCCGGCACAGGCACATCCAGCTCCAACGCCAGCTGTAAAATATCCTGTCTGTTGAAAATCGCAAACGGCGCAGAACGAATCGTGCTCTTGCCAAAATAATTGCATCCGTTGATTTTCAGGCTCTTTGCCCTTCTTCCGCCTTCGGATGCCATCAGCCCCAGATAGGGCACACTGTTGTGCTGCTTCGCCCAATCGTCACAGGGCTTTTCCTTGAGATAATAACAGCACTTTGCCGATACCTTGAAATCCGGTACACCATAATTCACGCCCTCTGTTTCGTTCTCATATCCGCCGAATTTCTCCAGCCATTTCTGCGACAGCTTCATGCGTGAATTTTTCTGGTAGCCACCGTATGCGCCCGTCTCTCCGGTGATAATCGCATGACGCACGGTTTTGTTCTTCTCCGAAGGGTTCTGCAAAAGCTCAATCTTCGACGCAATTTCCTTCGATAACACAGGAAAGCCGAACTCCTGAATGATTTTCGCCTTATTCCAGACCGTGCCGTCCGCCCGCTTCAACGGCTGAACCCGTTCAATCCCAAGCTGTCTATGTACTTCCTGTATACTCCTGTCCTCCAGATGGGACACGCTGATGCCGGGTACATAAATTCCGATGCTCCGCAGGAACAAAAATAGCGTAATGCTGTCCAATCCTCCGACCGATACATGGCAGTTCAGCCCTCTGGCGCAGCACTCGTTGTAAAATTCCCACGCCCTGATGTAGGCGTAGTTCTTTTTAAACTCGTAGTCCATTTTCATTTTTACGTTGAAGTCCGCCATCTTCCGCTCCGCACCAATGGCTTCCATCCGCTCTAATACATTTTGCATTTCTATCTCTCCTTAAAACGGCAAATCATCATCCATCAAAGCATATCCACTCAATCGGTTTACTGCTTTTCTCAACCGGTTAATCCTTACTCCAATCAATCGCCTGTCCGCAGTTAGGACAGAACTTATAATCGTCATAATCTACCTCGTATCTGGTTCTGCAGCAGGGGCATAACCACTCGTCAAATACGAT